TCGTGGGACCTGCTGACCGGCCGCGCCGTGGGGCTGCTGGACCAGGCCGACACCCCGACGGAACGGGCCGCCGTGCAACAGATGCTGGACAACAAGAGCGTGGGCGGGCGCGCGCCCCGGTCGGAATCCTTCTTCCCCGACCGCACGGTTTTCCTGTGCGATCCCAAGGCGTTGTCCATCTATTGGCAGCAGGGAAGTCGCCGCCGCCACATCAAGGAGGCACCAGAACTGGATCGGGTCGAGGATTACCAGTCCGTCAACGAGGCCTATGTGAACGAGGACAACGACGGCCTGGCCCTGGTGGAGGGCATTCTGTTGCCCGACGGCCTGGGGGGGTGGGCGTGATGGCGCGGTTGACCCCGGCCCAGGCGCACAAGGCGCGCGTTCTGTCCGAGCGCGAGGCCCGCGCCAAGGGCGTGGTGGTGCCGCCCCGGGTGGGGGGCGCCGCCCCGGCCGCCACGGGGGCGGCCGAAGGCGCCCTGCCGGAAACCAAGCGGGTGGCGGCAATGCTCGCCGCCCACGCCGCCGAGTTGAAGGCCCTGAAGTCGGTGGATCGGAAAGTCGCCTTCAAGGCGGCCGTTCTGCCCGAGTATGCGCCCTACATCGCGGGCGCTCTGGACGCCGGAGCCCCCGGGCAGGACGACGTTTTCGTAACCCTGCTGTTCTGGCACATCGACGCGGGCGACCTGATCGGCGCCATGGAGATGGCCGCCCACGCCCTGACGGCGGGCATGGAAAGCCCGGTTTCGTGGTCGCGGGACCTGCCCGCCGCCCTGCTGGAAGAGGTGGCGGACAAGGCCGCGGCGATCATCAAGGCCCGGGCGGCCCTGGGGGATGACGCGGTGGGCACCACGCCGGACGATGCCCTTGTGGCCCTGCGCGAGGCCCTGGACCTGACCGCCGACGCCGACATGCACGATCAAGTGCGCGCCAAGGCCTTTAAGGCCTTGGGAACCCTTTTGGCGGACAGCGACCAGGCCGGGGCCCTGGCGGCCCTGCGCGAGGCCCTGCGCCTGGACCCCGCCAGTGGGGTGAAAACGCGCATCGCGTCCTTGGAGAAGGCCCTGTCCGTCGCGGATGAGGCCACGGGCGTTGAAGCCCAGGCGGAGGGGGAGTCCTCCCCGGCCGCCGCCCCCGGCGCCGCCCCCAGCGGCGACGCCGGGGCCGACTGACGAGCTACCCCCCGAACGGCGGGGAGCCCGGGATAGGGCAAGGCCTCGCGCCAAACCCGACCCCGCCCCGCCGTTCACCCCCCTGCCGCCGGAGGCCGCCCCTTGTCGACATTCATCCCCGCGACCGGGCGCCAGGCCCCCGCGATGACCGTTTCCCACGCCGATCCCTTTTGGCCGTCGGTCGACACCGACACCATGCGCGCGACCACCGGCCTGGGGGAAACCCAGGGCGTGGCCATGGTGGCCGAGGAATTGGCCGACGCCCTGGGCACCGTGGCCCTGGACCTCGCCGCCTGGCGCGCGACCCAGACCACGGCGACCCTGGACGAATTGGGCCCGGCCGCCACGCGCCTTTTCGTCCGCGCCGTCTACTGCACCGCCCGGGCGGGCCTGCTGGTGGTGACCCGCGACTACGATTCCACCAAGGCGGGCCACGCCCGCGCCGACGCCCTGGAGCCCACGGCGGACGACTGGCTGGCCAAGGCTCGCTTCGCCCTGGCGCGCCTGACCGCGCGCGGCCGCGCGGTGGTGGAGCTGATCTGATGGCCCTGTCCACCTACACCACCGTGCAGGGGGACATGCTGGACCGCATCGCCTGGACGATCTACGGGGACGAGGGCATGGCCGTGGACATCCTGGAAGCCAACCCCCGCCTGTCCGACCACGGGCCGGTTCTACCCATGGGCCTGACGATCACCCTTCCCGCGCGCCGCGAGCCCAAGGCGACGGCGCCCATTACCCTGTGGAGCTGACCCGTGGACCGCATGACCAGCCCCGCCAGCTACGCCGCCGCGTCCGTCGCCGGCCTTTATGGCCTGACCGTCAACGAGTGGGTCGCCGTCGGCGGGCTGTTGCTCGCCCTGCTGACCTTCCTGACCAACGTAGTTTTCAAGTGGCTGCACTACCGCCACGCCGTGGCCCTGGCCGCGACCCAGAAAATGGAGGCTCCGGCCCATGAGTGACCCCGCCGACATCCGATCCCGGGCCATCGCCCGCCTGCTCGCCCGCGAGGGGGGCTACGTGAACCACCCGTCCGACAGTGGCGAGGAGACGAACTGGGGGATCACCGTGGCCGTGGCCCGCGCCGCGGGCTACACGGGCCCCATGCGCGAGATGCCGAGCACCGAGGCCGCGCGGATCTACGCCGACCGGTACTGGTCGCCCCTGGTCCTGGATACGGTCGCGGTCCTGCATGGGGGCGTGGCCGAGACCCTGTTCGACCAGGCGGTGAACATGGGCCTGGGGCAAGCCGTCGAGCATTTGCAACGGGCGCTCAACGCCTTGAATGCGCGCGCGACCCGCTGGCCGGACCTGACCGAGGACGGGCGCATGGGACCCGCGACCCTGGCCGCCCTGCGCGCCCTGTTCACCCAGCGGCCGCCCGTGGTGGCGGGGGCCGTTCTGCGGGAAATGCTGCTGTGCCAGCAGGGGGCGTTTTACCTCGACCTCTCCCGCCGTCGGGAGAAGGACGAGGACTTCGTTTTTGGGTGGTTCACGCGGATCCTCGCCGCGCGGGAGCATGGATGATGGACCTGGGAAGCATCGCCAAGACCGGTATCAAGGCGGCCGTCAACGCCGTGACCGGAGGCCTGGGGGGCGCGATCTGGGACATGGTGGAGGGGGCCTTGCCCGCCGACCTGCCCCCGGACCAGCGGGCCCAGTTGAAAATGGCCCTGGAGCGGGAAATCACCGCCCGCCAGGTCGCGGCGGAGGAGGCCGCGAACGCCGCGGCGAGCGCGGTCACGGCCCGGGCCGCGAGCCTTGAGGGCACGGCCTCGGACCTGGCGGCCCTGCCCATCCTTGGCCGGGTGATCCTGTTCCTGCGGGGAAGCCAGCGGCCCGCCTGGGGGTTCGCGGTGTTGGCCCTGGACTGGCAAGTGTTTTCCGGGGCGTGGTACCTGCCGGAGGCGGGCGCCCTGGCGTCGGCATTCTGGCTGATCAATCTGTTGGTCCTCGGGTTCCTGTTCGGGGAACGGGCCGTCCAGAACGTGCTGCCCGCCGTGTCGGGCCTGCTGGCCGCGCGCAAGGGGGGCGGGGCGTGAAGGCCCTGGCCGACCTGCGCGACTTCCTGTTGGCGTCCCCCGCCCTGCGGATCGGCGCCGATAGCCTGCTGACCTTCGCCGAAAACGGCGCGATGGAGAGCTACCGCGCCGACGGCAACACCGATTTCCGCCTGTCCTACGACGCCCATGTGATCGTGACGGGGTTCGCCCTGGATCCCTGCATTCTGTTCCTGGTGGCGCGGGACTGGCTGGCCGAGCACGCGCCGAACCTGTCGCCCGATGGCGTGAAATTCCATGTGGACATCATCGACCACCAATCGGCTGATATCTCGCTGAAATTTCCCCTGGCCGAGACCATCCAGGTCGCGGTGACCGAGGACGGAACCACCCTGGCGGCCCTGCCCGAGGCGGACGCGCAATCGGACGCCGCGGTCTTGGCGGCCCTGGGGTACGACCCGTGACCACCACCATTGACGACGCCACCCTGAAGGCGGCCCTGGCCGGGGCCCTGGCGGCCCTGTCCCCGGCCGAGCGGGCCAAGATGTTCCGGGCCGTGGCCCGGGACATGGCCAAGGCCAACCGGGCCCGCATGACCAAACAGGTGGGGCCGGACGGCGAGAGATGGGCGCCGCGCAAGCGCGACCGCAACGGCCGGGTGCGCGAGGCCGCGAAAATGATGGTGGGGCTGCGGGCGGCCCGGCGCCTGGCCGCGAAGGGAACCGCCCAGGGCGCCGAGGCCGGATGGACCGGCCGCATGGGCCACCTGGCGCGCGTGCATCACCTGGGCGAAGCCGACCGGGTGACGCGAGGCGGCCCGGTGGTGACCTATGACGCGCGCCCCCTGCTGGGGTGGTCGGTCGAGGATATCGCCGGGGTGCGCGACCGCGTTCTTGCCCGGCTGGCCGGGGGGCGGTAGACTCCCCCGGTCAGACACTGGTGCCGCCCGCGACCAACGGACCACCAGGTCGCCGGATCCGCGAGGACCGGCATTGGAGGGATCGTGGGTACCCGGGGCGGGTCCGGCCAACCCGGGAGGGCCACGACAAGTCCGGTAAAAGGCCGGACAGGGCGGGGCGGAGCCGCCTAATCCTCCGTTTTCCCCAGGATCTTCGCGCGCCGTTCCGCCGGCAGGGCGGCCCAGGCCTTCATCATGGCCGGGGCCCGAAAATAGGCCGCGCGCTCCGCCCAAATCAGATACGAAACATCGAAGCCGCACCCGATGAGAAGGTGGAACATGTCCGGGGATCGCGGCAGGGTTTCAAGCTGCATGATCAAGCGCATGCGTTGGGGGTTGACCCCCGTGGCCTTGGCGAACCCTTGCGGGGTGTCATAGCCCAGCCGCGCGCATTCCTCCGTGAACCGCTCGCGGAGGGTCTTCTTGGGTTCGCCGTAGTCGAGGGCCGCCGGGTCCAGGCCATCCCAGCCCCGGCGCCGAATGCCGGGAAGGACAACCGTGGTCACCCACTTCTTGAGCGCCCGGGCCCCCGGCTTCCTGCTGCGGAAAATCAGGGAGTAGATCCCGGATTCATTCACGAGGGTAATCCGTTGGACCTGCGGCGCGAAGGTCACTGGCCCGGAACCATCGACGGTTTTAAAATCATCAAAAGATCCACCATTGATACCCTCGGCAATGTCTAGGGTATCAATGGTGGCTTTTTCATACGACTCCAACCGTCCGGCGACTTCCCGCGAGTTCTTGATTTCGAGGACGCGGCAGACGTCGGCGAGGACGAACCAGGGCTCGCCGTTCCGGTCCAGCACGCGAACGCCGAGGGCGCCGAAATTGAACAGGTCGATTCCGCTCATTCGGACTCCTCCTTGGGAAGATGCCCATTCGCCTTGAGCCATTCGACCATCACCTTTTCAATCAAGGAGGCCATGGTGCGACGGTCGGCCTTCGCCGCCTTCTCGATCACGTCCTTGAGTTCCGGTTCAACTCTGATCCCGATGCTTGCTGTTCTCGCCACGCTGGAACCCCTCCATCAATGTTGAACGATTTGGATTGACGTACCGCCGTCAAGGAGGGCAGTATTCCACCAACGTTTAACATGGGCAAGAAAACGGGCCGGGGAGAAGGTCGCAACTTCTCGCACCGGCCCTAACCCGAACATAAGGATAGGTCTCATGTCCCAGGCTGACCGTTACCATACCATGGATCGGGCGCGGTTCGACGCCCTTGGCGAACTGGCGCGGGTGGCGAACCGCATTGCCTTCCTGGAAGCCGCCTTCGGCGCGACCCAGTCCCTGGTGGACTTCCAGAACCGCGGAGGGTTCGACGCCGTTTCCGGCCTTGTCGACATCCTGACCGAGACCCGCCAGGCGGCCCAGCGGGCCGAGCGCCATTTGATGGCCCGCGATCCGCTAATTTAGAAACCAATCAAGCCGGGGATTCCCACAATCGCGCGGCCACTCGCGCCATGGTGTAGTTAGCCCGCCCCTTCACGGGGGCGGGCCATTTCTTGCCGGTCATGGCCCTATTCGGCAGGTGGCCCTGCCTATCCGAAATCCGGACCCCCTTTGACCGCGCGGTCAATTTGGGGGTGTAGCAATTTGGGGGCCACCGTGTCAGAGCAATTTTTCCCAGGAAATCCCACCCGTTTGCTGGAACCGCCGTCCGGAGCGCCCCGGGAGGGGCGCCAGGGTGACGCACCCGGCAAGGCGTTTTGCAACGCCCTGGCCGACCTGGACCGGGTCGCCGACCGCCTGTCGCTGGTGGAACTGGTCATCGAGTCCGCGCCAGACCTGCGGCCTGGCGGGTCCTACCGCCCGGCCGCCGGGCTGCTGGACCTGCTGGCCGACTGCCGCCAGACCGTCGCCCGGGCGCGGGAGGCCCTGGCGCGGGGATAGACCCTTTCCGGTTGCCTAGCCCTGGGCAACCGGCCCGGGGATGGTGCGTCGCGCCGCGCGCGTCATGCTCTCGGAATGGACATCACCACTTCGGACCTCACGCGGCGTATTGAAAACGTGGTCGGCCTGGGCACCATTTCCCAGGTCGACCACGCCTCTTTCCGGGTGCGCGTCGACATCAACGGCCGGGAAACCGGCTGGCTGCCCGTGCCTGGGCAAATCGGCGCGAATTTCCGCCAGTGGCGCCCCCTGCGCGAGGGTACGCAAGTCCTTCTGGCCTGCCCGTCCGGCGACGTGGCGAACGCCATCATCGTGCAAATCCTGTACTCCAACAGCCTGCCGCCCCCGTCGACGGATGGGAAAACCGATTTGGTTCAATGGGATGACGGCACCCTCGTCACCTATGACGCGAACACGAAAACAATGGTGCTGTTTTCGGCGGGAGATCTGACGATCCAGTGCGAGGGGACCCTTCGCCTGCTCGCCGGCGCCGACATCCGCATCGATACGCCAGCCGACATTCGCATGTTGGAGGGTCCGTGATGCCCCCCGTTACCCTGCTGGGTCACCTGTGCACGGGCCATACCTGCTGGCCGCCCCGCCCCAATGTGCAGGGGCACCCCCGGGTTTTCGTGGCGGGCATCCCCGTGCATCTGCAAACCCATGCCTGGGCGCCGCACACCTGCCCGACCATCCCGGAAACCCATGCGTCGGTCCTGGCCAGCGGCGCGCCGCGGGCCTTCGTGGGCGGGCTGGAAATCGGGCGCATCGGCGACCCGGTGGCCTGCGGGTCGCGGGTGGCCCAGGGTCACCCCCGCGTGATCATCGGAGACTAGGGCCATGCGCGGCACCAATCGCACCGATGGAGCGCCCCTGTCTGGCCGCGATCATCTGGCCCAGTCCATCGCCGTGATCCTGCTCACGCCCGTGGGGTCGCGGGTGCTGCGCCGCGATTTCGGATCGCGGATTTTCTCGCTTGTCGATAGTCCGGGTACGGAGACCGGAGCCCTGCGCCTGATCGCGGCGAGCGCCGACGCGGTGACGCGGTGGGAGCCGCGGGTGCGCTTCGACGGCGCGACCGTCACGCCCGGAGCCGACGGCGCGGCGACCATCGCCATTGACTGGACCGACTTGGAAAGCGGACAGCCGGGCGCCACGGAGGTGACGCTGTGAGCCGCTTCGCCGCCATCGACCTGTCCAAGCTGCCGTTCCCGGAGGTGATCGAGACCGTCGACGCCGAAGCCATCGTGGTGGAGATGCGGGCGGATTTCATGGCCGCCTATCCGGCCTTCACGGCGGACCTGGAGAGCGAAACCGCCGTCGCCCTGTTGGAGGAAGGCGCCTATCGGGAAACCATCCTGCGCGCCCGGGTCAACGACGGCGCGCGGGCCGTCATGCTGCCCTATGCCACGGGCGCGGACCTGGACACCCTGGCCGCCAGCATGGCCACGGAGCGGGCCGTGGTGGACCCGGGCGATCCGGACGCCCTGCCCCCCGTACCCGAGACCCTGGAGGATGACGACCGGTTGCGCGCGCGGGCGCAGCTGGCCTGGGAAGGCCTGTCGGTGGCGGGCCCGGAAGGCGCCTATATCTACCACGCGCTTTCCGCTGATCCGCGGGTGCGCGACGTGGACGCCCGGGCGCCGACCTGGGACCGCTGGGACATCACGCCGGAGGCCGCGGCGGTTCTGCCCGCCGGGGCCATCGTGCTGATCTGCGAGGACGCCGTTGGCCTTGTGGACCCCTACCCCGGGGACGTGGCCGTGACCATCCTGTCGACGGAGCCGGAGGGCACCCCGAGCGCGGACCTTCTGGCGACCGTGGCGGCCGCCCTGAATGGGGACGACGTGCGCCCCCTGACCGACACGCCCCGGGTTCGCGCCCCCAGCCGCGTCGATTACGCCGTGGTTGGGACCCTGGACCTCTACGAGGGCCCGGACACGTCGGTGGTGATCGCGGCATCGGTCGCCGCGCTCGCGGCCTTCGTCGCCGACCAGGAACGCCTTGGCGAGCCGGTGACCATGGACGGCCTGCACAAGGCCGGGCGGGTCGACGGCGTGCGCGAGTTTCGCCTATCCAGCCCCGTGGACAGCATCGATCCCGGCCCCACGGGCTACGCCCATTGCACCGGGATTACGGTCACGGAGGCCGGAGCATGACCGGGACCAGTCTTCTGCCCCCAAGCGCCAGCCCCTTCGAGCGGCGCCTGTCCGGCGTGCTGGCCCGGGTGTCGGATGTGCCTGTCCCCCTCGACACGCTGTGGGATCCCCAGACCTGCCCGATTGAGCTGCTGCCCTGGCTGGCCTGGACGTTTTCCGTCGACGTGTGGCTGTCGAGCTGGCCGGAGGCCACCAAGCGCGCCGTGGTGGCGTCGAGTTTCCAGGTCCATCGCCACAAGGGCACGCCGGGCGCCATCGTACGCGCCCTGGGCGCCCTTGGCCTGGACCATGTGACCGTCGAGGAGTCCCGGGCCTATGGCGGGGGGCCGCATCGCTTCCGCGTCGAGGCGGACGTGTCGGGTCGGGGGCTCACGGACGCGGAAATGGTCGCGGCCTCCGCCACCATCGCCGCCGCGAAAAACGTTCGGTCCAAGCTGGACCGTCTGCGCGTGGCCATCGGCATCCCGTCCGAAGGGCCGCGGCATGGCCTGGCGACAACCATGGGCGAGGTGGTGACCATCGCGCCCAGGACCAACACCACCCTCGCCGCGGGCGACCGGGCCGACGCCTTCGGCGCGGCGACCTATGGCGTGGAGACCATCACCCTGTTCCCCCGGGAGGCCGCATAGTGGCGCAAACGTACTACACCCTGTTAACCACCATCGGCGCGGCGCGGCTGATCAACGCCGAGCTGACCGGCACGCTGGTGTCGCTGGCGGCCTTCTCGGTGGGCGACGGCGCGGGCGCGGCGACCACCCCCATGGAGAGCCAGGCGGCCCTTGTGCGCGAGGTCTACCGGGCGGGGATCAACCGCATTGCCCTATCCGATAGCCAGCCGAACACGTTGGAAGTGGAATGCATCATCCCCGAAACGGTCGGGGGATGGATGGTCCGGGAAATCGGCCTGTGGGATACGGACGGAAACCTGGTCGCCGTCGGAAACATGGCGGAAACGTACAAACCGGTGTTGGCGGAGGGATCCGCGAAGGACCTGCTGATCCGCGTTCTGATCACGGTCGGCAACGCCGACATGGTGCGGCTGCTGATCGACCCGGCCATTGTCCTGGCGTCCCGCCAGTACGTGGACGCGGAGATCGCCGAGCACGCGGCGAATACCGACCACCCCTACGCGACCACGGTCGCGCCTGGCTTTGTCGAGCTGGCGACGGTGACCGAGGCCGCGGCCATGATCGACGACATCCGCGCCGTGACGCCTGCCGGGATGGCCGCCGCGGCGGCCGCGATCGCGCCGCCCGGGAGCATTTTCGGCTTGGAGTTGTCGGCCGTATCAACGACGGCAATCGCGGTGGCCGCCGGTATGGCATGGTGCGACGGGCGCGCGGCGACCCTGGATGCCCCCCTCACCAAAAGCTTGGTCGCTGGCTGGTCCGCTGGTGACGGCGCCGCCGGGTTGTTCTCCGGCGCGGTCTCCGCGTCCACTTGGTACCACGCCTTTATCATGCGCGGCGCGGCGGGCGACGTGGACATCGGATTTTCCGCGAGTGCGACCGCCGCCGACGCCCCTTCGGGTTGGCATTGCCGCCGTATCGGCGCCATCAAGACGGATGGCGCACACACGATACAGCCGTTCCGCCAGGTTGGCGACCGGTTCGAATGGGCGGCACCCTCACTCGACATGTATTTGACAGGCGGTTTTCCGGGCGCGGCAGGCACGTCTTTCCAAGTGTCTGTACCCCCGGTGCCGTGTGAGTGGTTTGGAATCGTTGGATTCAACGTTCCGGACGGCGGGGGATATGGCGCGCTCAAGGT